GTTGCCTGCCAGATACACGTAACGCCCAATATTGACCGCAGCAGACACACCGCCTGCCATTACTGTTTGTAGAGCCGCATCGCCAGAAGCGAACACGGTAGGCACAAATTCGCCGGTCTTCTTACTAAATACCCAGCAGAACCCGTCAACTCCAAGGTTAGCAGTATCGGCGGCAGTACGAACGATTAGGTCATACTCATCACCACCAACGAAAAATGGATAGACCCGATGGCACGCAGTATCTGCCAGCAGTTCCGTGTAATGATCTGCGGCGATATCTAGCATTACCTCGTCCTGCAACAACGAGCCATGTCGCCGCGCCAAGCCTCTCACCGGGTCTGAAATCATATTGGACTGAGCGAAGTGCTGACCAGAACGTCGGTTCTGTGCCGCCTGCTCAGACACGCCTCTAACGACGCTTTCGTAGCTTCCGCTCAGCTTCATGAGTAATCCTATCTATAAGTGTTAAGGCCGTCTATAAGCCGAGTAACGCCAATCTCGGTGCGGCCACCGATAACCCCGCCTCGACGGCGTAGGATGTCTACTCCTACGTTGCGCGTATGCTCAGCAGTGAGCGTCATGAGGGCGAGCCGGTATCCCTGGGTAGCCTGCTCAAATTTAGCCCGGTCGGCGTCATAGTCTCCCATGAAGTCTAGTTGAGCCGAGTATGAGATAACGTCCTGTGCTGGGAACGGCAAGTCCTCGAAAGGCAACTCCCTAACTAGCCAGCAGCGTACTACCTCTTTGAACTTATACTTATCCGTACTGGATGTCTCGAAAGGCTTATACAGTCTGCGACCACGCTGAACATAGTTTAGGCTGGACCATTGGGGGTCAACCCTAAGTGTATCATTGGGGAGGTAGATGTTGCCTTGAGTATCCGGGGCTAGGTCAGTGAGTTCCTTATTGAACCACCAAGACTTAGCCTGCTCTCGGGCCGACGCCGTGGACAAGGTGCGGAGCGCAGCAGGAACCATCGGATGGCTCTCTGCTATCGAGTTAATGGGCAATTCGCCCAAAGTCGCAAGCATGTCGTTGATGACATCTAGCTGGGTCATTGCAGGCATAAGTATCCTTTACGCAAAATGCCCCTACCCTCCGAAGAAGATAGGGGCAAGTTGAATTAGGGGAGGAGATAAGAGACAGCCGCCTGCAACAAAGAAATATCATCTTTGAACTTACCTAGTCCAAGATTACACTCATTGCATAGTAGGCCACGAACTGCTCCCGTGCTGTGGCAATGGTCAACATTGCAGTTAGCCGGGTGGCTTCCCTTAACATTGGCCGCATTGAACTCTTTGTCGCAAATGGCGCAACGGTTATTCTGAGCAAGGCGCATAGCGTCATACTCTTCTACACGAATGCGATATCTTTTCCAGAGGTCATGCGCCCGTACCTGCTCCGGGGTTCGTTCAGTTATAGGCTTACCGGCTGCCTTTCGGCGCTTCCGGTACTCCTTCATATACTCTCGCTGTTCCTCGTTAGTACGCATCAGGGCAACAGGATCGCACCCGCGTACTCGCTGCGGTCAGGAGTAACGCCAAACGCGGCATGGCTGTCAACGATCCAAGACTTGAAAATCTTGTCGTAGAACAGGTCATGCGAGAGCGGGATCGTTTCACCAGCCAGCATAGCCTTGGTCGAGAACGCAAGGGCAGCGAGCTTCGAGAAGTCACCATCATAAGCGTTACCGTTGCCCGAAGTGGACAGAAGGTGGTTCGACACAACGCCGCTAGGCAGGTTCTTGGTCTTGATGACCGGGCAACCGAATGCCTTGAAGATCATCGCGCCCTCAACCCGAGTACCACGAGCCGTGACGTACTCGCCGTTTACAATCTGCTCTGCGTCGAGAAGGGTGTAGAACGTCGAAGGCTGCATGGCAATGATGATGTCATCCTCGCCCGGCACAACGTCCTTGTCTTCCATCTTGACCAGCAGGTTGCTGATAGACTTGTACATCTTGGCCGGATCGCTCAGATCGCCAGCAGACGACAGGGTTTCCACCGAGCCGCCCTTGAAGCCCGAAGGCTTACCAGCAGTACCTGCACCATAGCGGCTGTTAGTATCCTGAGCTGCCTTAGCTGCCTGGATAAAGAACGCCTGATCCATGAAACGTGCCATGGCCTCGCCGTCCTCAACGCCAAGCTCAACGCGGGCATCATAGGAAGTCTGGAAAGTTTCCAGCAGCGGCAGGAAGTGGCGGGTATAGACCAGCGTGTCAATAACGAGCGTGTTACGGCCAACGTCATTCTTGGTGGCAGCCGGAGCTTCACCAGCAGTGACCTTGCCCACGACGCTATCACCGAAGCCATAGCTACCGATGCGGTTAGTACCACGAACCGGACGCATGTTGACATACGGGGCCAGACGCGACTTGCGCTTGATCGTATGCTGAACCTGCTGACCGTACTCGGTTACTGCAGCGGCATTGATATCACCAGTCTGATTGAACTGGCCGGGATGGGTAATCTGTGCTTCCGGGACAATCGCGCCGGGATCAACAAAAAGAGGCATATTCTATAATCCTAAATTAACGACCGAAGAAACGGCGCTTGAGGTCTGCATATTCAGGCGACCCGTCCATCGAGTTACCCAGCTTTTGGTGTAGTGCGCTAACTTCCTTGTGGTAGTCAGCTTGGGTCAACCTAGCTTGCGGTTGAGCAGCCACGCCCGAGGCCTGAGAGGCTGGGTTAGCTGGGGTTACGGTTGTTCCCTTGGCCGTCGAGTAGGCCGTTACGAGCATCTGGGCAGCAGCCCGAGCCTGGAAGCCGCCTGCGTCGAACATGGCGTTAATAGCCTCCTTCTCTGCTGGATCAGCTTCCTTACCTGCCCATTCCACAATAGCCTTCCACTTGTCTTCGCCACCGGCAATTGCGTGGACAGCCTTGTTAGTGGCTTCCTGCTCTGCGGTGAACTTGCTAAGCTGGCGACCATGAGCGTCCTTGGCAAGCTGGACATGCTTTTCCCAGCCCTTAGCCTCGTCGCCCAGCGTGGACAACTTAGCTTCGATAAAGCTGAAATCGCCATTAGCTGCGGCCACCATGGCAGGGTCGGTGCCC